TGCCCTTCGTCTTGAGCCACCTCAGGGCCACCAAGGGGGAAGAGATTAGCAGCAATGAATACCTCATCACCGCCCGATATAGGCTCAAGGCCAAGTCTTTCACGCGCTTCGTTGCGACTAATAATCCCGTCCCTAACCGCCACAGTAACGTTCTCATAGACCCTTCTCCTTCGCTCTGTCATGGCGGGGATGCTATCAATGTCATAAGATACTGTAATATCATCGCCAAAATTTGGGGAAAGCCACTCGTTAAGGTCGCTTTCTATCCTTCGCGCTAATGGTATGATGGTTTCCTCATACAAAGCCAAACGCGCTTCTTGTACATTTGCGTAGGTTTGAGCGTCAGGAATACCAATAAGTTGAGATGGAACGCCAAAGCACAGCGCTATATCCTTGGCTGTCATGTTGGCTTGAGAAAGAAAGTCCATATCTTTAGGGGACATACCCATTTCTTTCCACTCAAAGTCACCCTCTAGCAACATGGGCTTTCCTGCGTTGTTTACGCCTTGGAACCTCGTGTGCAAATCTGATTGCAATTGCTCACGTTGCCCATCTGACAACATCGTCCTTAAGCCCGCATCGTCAGAGGGCTTAAACACTATAGCACCAGAAGGTCGCGCACCATTCGCCAACAAAGCTATATTGTGCTTGGCAATCATGTTGTGTTGGTCAACATCTACAGACGCCGCCATAAGGGGCGATAGCCCCAAATAGTCATCAAGCGGGTTCCATAGCTTAAAGTGCTTTACTTCTGACGCACCGCTCACAGGATCGGCGGGATATGTTTTAACAACTTGATTGTTTACCTTATATTTATAAGCTTTAGGTATAGCAGTTTCGCTTGGCTCCACTTCAACTCTGTCAGGTCGTAAGATGTGCAACTCCCTCGGAACACCGCTAACATCTGATTGTAAGGCATACGAATTGCCCGACAACAAAAGATAACTGTATAAAGATTGGAAGTATTCCACCCCCGCTTGCAATGGGTTTGGCCTGTTAAGAAGTGATATAAGCGGATGACTTTCTAGCTTAATATCCCCCTGATAAACGCAAAAAGGTATTGATGCCGCCCCGTTAGCTATCTCATTCACACAGCGATAAACAATGGCGTTTTGCTTATAGCCCTCGTTTGCGTATGACTTGAAGTTATCCTTGCGCCCTTGCGAATATGTTGGCCCACTAATATGCACTTGTGGCGCTTGCTTGCGCTCTATTGGCGCTCTTCTAAAAGCTGATGCTATATTATCCAAGATTCCCATTAGCTAATTCTCCAAACGGCTTGTCCTGATGATCTACTAAGCTCCGTGAGCGCCCACACTAAAGCATCAAGCCTATCAGGTGATTTTGTTGTCATAGGGGTGTAACTGGTCATTTGCTCTTCCAGTTCTGTAAACTTACCAACATGGCTTACTTTCCCTTGCTCGTAGAGCGCTGCAATAGGCTCCGCCCTTACCAATTTACCCCTTGAGGCTCTTACGGCGGTATATGGAACACTTCTGTCTATAGTTCTTACCACTCTTTCGACCAAATCTCCACCGTTATTAACCTCTGCTATAATTCGATCAGCTTGATGCTCATGCAAAAGCCCACAAGCCCGCCTTGCCCAAGCGTCAGGACTTCCCTTCATTGTCGCATCCTCCAAGACATAATATCTACCATCCTCACCTAACCCCGCTACAATGATTCCTGTGTCATCACTTTCCTCCCCGCTTGTGACAGCGGGGTCAACAGCAACGACCTTGCGAACATACTCAGGCTGCGCCTCTTCGCCACAATAAGCCCCCTCAAGCATTGAATAAGACCACAACGCTCCCTCTAGGTCATCAAGCACTTCTGCGTATAGCTCTTGACGGCCTAGCCTTGTCCCCTCGTACTTCTCCTTTAATTGAGCAATAGCAGCGGGCGCTAGATTGGCGGCGTTCTCAAACGTAGACCCACGGGTAATAACAACCCCGCCCTTTCTCCGCATCAACCCTCTTATTAATGGCGAAGGCTTTGGCGTTGTGGTTATGACGCATTGAGGGTTTTCACCCAAACGCAAGCCAAACATCAATTGATCGAACGTGTCAGGATATTGCCAAGCTGCTATCTCGTCACACCACGCCCTATGAAACTGTGGCCCCCTCAAACGATCAGGCTCGGTAGCAGAAAAGCCCATAATTTTTGACCCGTTGAATAGGTTTATTTCTGAGGATGTGGAATTATAACCACGGCCACGGCCCTCCAACATACACTCTTTGGGTAAAAACTTTAGTATTCCAGAAACGCCACCAAACGCTACGCGCCTAATATCCCCGAATGTAGGCGTGACAACCGCTACTTGCACCTCTGGGTTACGCAAAGCATACACCAAGGCATCCATTGCCCCCGTTCTGGTCTTACCCCACCCACGCCCCGCGAGAATAAGCCATATTTGCCAATCCCCATAAATCTCCTTGGGCGGAGTGTATTGACTATCTCTAGCAGCAGCTAACCAATCATTGTAAAGTGTGCTTGACGCGTGATGACCTTGCCGCTGCAATCTCGTCAAGTTGTTCCATAACTTCTTGGAAGGCTTCGGGGTTGCTAACATCTGCGGATACCTTGCTTATTTCTTGCGCCTCGCCAAGCGCCAGTTTTCCTACTTTTTGAGCGTTGATTGTTACCTGTGACAACTCCCGCATCTCATCTGTACCCAACCGCTCAACATCTGGGTCATCTTCCTCTAGGCGGAACGCCCGTTGCAATTTGCGCCCCACCCTAGTGAGCATTGCTTGTGCTATTTGCAAAGCGTTATCGTCAAGCCGCTTACCACCCTCAACTAAGCGCTCTAAGCGTTCAGCGTCTAGCTTATCTTGCAATTCCGTTTGGCGGCGGTTTTTTTCTTTTTGCCAATCACCCTTATCTGCTTTTCGGCGCAACGTTGCTATTGCAACATCGTGTCGGCGTTGCAGCGCTTCTATTGTTGGATACTTACGCTCTCCATCTTCCGCTACATAGCCAAAGATAAACTCATCACGCATTTTGATTTCAAGTTCTGGCGTTATTTTTGTAGGCATTTCGCTATCACTTTGTATCAGTTTCTTTCAGTTCTTTTTTGTATTTCGATTGTATTTGAATTTGCTTTTTCGTAACCCAAGCCTTGTTGTACTCAGCGTCCACAAACAACCTTGAGAAGCCTGTTATGTGTTTAAGCCTTAAAAGCTCATCCGCACCCATCCCTAAGTGGTTGCAAATGTCTTCGTCTGACCAACCGTTGTCGAGCATCTTAAATACCATATTTGACATTCCATTGACAGAGTGGCTCCCTCGCGCTCGGTTATGACGTACAGTTGCCGCCATTCTCTCATTCATATCTTTATTCAAAACAACAACTGGAAGCCGCCCCTTGTTAGCCGCTTTGATTTCTGGGGAGTTCTTACAAGTGAAGTATCTGTGAAAGCCGTCTATGATAATGTACTTATCAGCCTTCTTATCAAATATAGTCACCACAGGTTGCGTATATCCATCGTGCTTAATGGATGTATGCAGCAACTGCATTTCCTTATTAGCAACGCTGTTTGGGTTGTAGTTATTGGCCTCAACCTTATCAACACTTACCCACTCCACATTATCAACAGGTTGGCCCGCCAAGGGACTTATCTCATGCAAATATGCTTTTAGGTCGTTCAAAAAGTCTATCTTGTCTTGCTCACCCGCAATAGATTGGATGTCCTCAAGTATTGAGTGCTTTAATAATTCAGCCATTTCCTTGTGACTCATTTTATTTTCCAAGAACGCCACCCATTTCCATTAAGTATTTTTCCTTGATTTGCTTAAGCGATGACAAGTCATCCGTAATCCTTAAGACCCCCCTACGCCACTTGTCATAAGCGATTAGCGGAGAAGAGTTTATATAAGGCCGCAACTTCGTGAACTCCACATCACCCGCCAATACGCAAACAACTTGCCGCTTATAAAGGTCATCTGGGGTTCTCAACTCAGAAAAGATTTCGTCCATCTTTTCCCACTCAGACTTGAAAATACTCTTATACCTATCATTGGTTATGAGCTTTTCCGTTAAGAAGTCTCTGTATTCCTTCCAACTTTTGAACATAACTGGAAGTTCGGACACCATAAGCATACCATCCTTGTCCATATGCTTTGCCATGTTGACCCC